GACTTGAAGTGTATTGTGTATCGTGTACTATTGAGTCATCGCCAGGAGGTGAAGGACACCGGGGCGTGAGGAGAGGAATCATGGATTTCGCACAGGTTGTTCGTACTGCGACAATGAATGTGTTCAGTACTTTGATCGATGAGGGTTATGCTCCGAAATTGGAGTTTGAGGGTAATTCTCTGACTCTTTGGACGGAGGATTCTTCGGCTGAGACTGTTGTGATTATGAATCGCAAGCGTACTGGTTTCGGTGAGCATGTTTGTTCTTTGCAGGTTATTCCTGGGGATGGTGAGTCTTATGTGGCTGAGATGGTTGCCGATGAGATTGCTCATATTCTTAAGGGTAATGATGAGTGATGTTCAGATCACGTAATGAAGAATTTATCATCTTAGATGATGGGGAGGAGTTGTTTAGAACATGGTCGTTCGTTGCAGCAGCACGGTTTCTGGAAATGATAAATTGCGATCACAGGTTGGAGAGGTTGGGGACGGCGATAGATCGGTGTTACAGTCAGTTCAGGTCTCCGTTGGAGAAATTGGAGGTGATTATCGATATCCGGGAACTGTGATTACCGTCTATATTGGAACCAAAATGGTGTATGCCGGTGATTCGGTTACACAAGCAATTGATCGAGTCTGTCAGCCAGGAGGGATTGAGTATGAACTGTGGACTGTCTGAGAAGGAGATACGTGAGCACGAGGGGCCGCTGTGGTCGGGTAACCTTGTCATCGAGAAGGTGGAGGGGCGTTGGGTGCCTGGTGGGTGTCCTACGCGGGTGACTGACCGGCTTGCTTTCGCTTCGTTGTATGGTCTGTCTGCCAGGCGTCTCGTGGAGGTGTTTGGCCACGTTGAGGATCATCCGAGGAAGAGATCATGGCTCAACAGTTAACTGCCACTCTGGTGCCAAACATCTCGTACTGGTTGGCGATTGATGAGCAACTTGATCCGCATAAGTTCAGGGTTATTAGGTACTCAACCGTATCGGAGACGTTCTACACATGCGAATATGGCACTGTTTCCCGACGTGTTGACTTCAACAGCGTTTTGGTTAACGTTAAGCCTAAGGGACGTGATACAATCACAGTTGCATACGGGCACAACCAGGACCCTACTGAGCAGGAGATGCTTTCTCTGCTAGTTTTCTGGACCGCTAAACCCCTGTTCCTAGCGGTACCGGCACCAACAGAAAACGAGGAACAGGACAATCAAGAGACACTCTTCTAGGAGGAAGACCAAATGAGCACCGAGATTACTACCAGCACCGCCGCTAACCCGCTTGCCGGAATGGCCGCCACTAACGGTATTTTCACCACCGTTAAGGGTGACGATTTTGAGACTAAGGCGAAGATTTTTAACGCCGTCAACGACGCCAAGCCGGTGTCCGACCTTTCCGGTAAGCCGTTCGAGATCGCTGACCTGGTGATCGAGTCCACGGAGTTCGTGAACGAGAAGACCGGTGAGATCGAGCCCGCCGTGCGGACCATCTTCATCACTCCCTCCGGTGACGCCTACCAGGCGTTCTCAGGGCCGATCTTCAACGCTGCCAAGCGTATCCTCACCCTGCTGGGAGAGCCCTCCTCCTGGCCTGCTCCGCTCAAGGTGAGGGTGACTGAGGAGGGTAGCGGCAAGAACCGCTTCTACAAGTTGACGCTGGTCTGACGTCGTCTAGCCGCTGGTTGCTATAGTCCTCCCCGTCCTCCATAGGGAGGGCGGGGAGGATTTATCATGAGGTACAGCAAAGAGGAATTGATCGAACTGCGTAAGGCCGCGATGAAGTCTGAGTCACTGGTGACTCGCAAGATTAAGCGGATGGCCAAAGGGGATTATGGTATCGACATTTCCGGGATGGAGTATGATCCTCGCGTAGGCAAGGAAACTATTTCCAGAATGTCAGGAGACAGGCTTAAGAAACTGCTTGACAAGCAAGCCTATTTCCGTAAGTCGCACGTCGGCTACTACAAGGGTGCTCGCGGAACTATTGTCACCCGTCAGGCATATCGTAACTATGTCAACTCCGTCACGAAGATTAACAACACTGTTGACGCGGAACAGAGCAAGTATCAGGATATCTTCATTAAGCCACTGGGAATGTCCGTCAAGGAAAGGCGTGCAATGATGACGCCGACTCATCCCGTGCACGGTACCGAAGCATATGACGGTATGAAGAAACTTAAGATCTACTCCCCTACCCAACTCATGGGCACTGAGGGGGCAAAGATGATTGCTCTGCGGAACGACGATATTCGTCGTCAGTACACGAGCAGGGAACTGGTGACTAAGGCGCGCGGCTATATGAACCAGATGATGGACACTGTTGGAGATGAGGAGTTACGTGTCAAGTTCAACTCCTTGTCTGACGAACAGTTCTGGTTCATTTGGGCCTACACCGATTTCCCTAATGAGTTGGCGCTCAAGTATGACGCAATGCAGATGCAGATGAGAGTTCTTGACGGCTCCAACCAACTCTCAGACAGTATGATCGATTCCGCTATGGAACGAGGAGAGCAATCCATCGGCAGGGCTATGGAGTACTACAACTATGCCAAGACACTCGATATCTAACGCCAGGTGCGCAGATTTCGAGACAACAACTAACCCTCTTGACTGTCGCGTATGGTCATGGGGGAGCATGGCGGTCAACGACTATGAGGACTACGAGGTGGGGATAGGAGTTGGCGCCTATGTTGCATACCTCCTTTCTGCCCCTAACGTGACGTTCTTCCACAATCTCGCATTTGACGGCCTATTCATCATTGACCATATTCTGAAAAATGGATACAAATGGGTAGCGGATAAGCCGGGAAAGGGAGAGTTCTCTACCGTCATTAGTAATATGAACAAGTTCTACTCCATCACCATCGTCTCAAAGGGCGGGGTTAAAGCGGAACTCAGGGACTCGCTCAAGAAGATTCCGCTCCCAGTGAGGGACGTGCCTAAGGCGTTCAACCTTGAATCGGTTAAGGGCGAAATCGACTATGAGGCTGAACGGCCTATCGGCTATCTCCCAACAGATGAGGAATGGGAATATCTGTACAATGATATCTACATCATGACTCAAGCGATGCGCATCATTCTCGCTAGTGGAATGACGAAACTGACCGTTGGCGCCGATTCACTGGCCGAGTTCAAGTCATTGCACGGGAAAGGATTCAGCCGAACATTCCCCACAGTGTCGAAAACGGTAGATGACGATATTAGGGCAGCATACAGAGGAGGTATTGCAATGCCAGCAAAGCAATGGGTGCGAAAGCGGACAGGCCCCGGTATCGTCATTGACAAGAACTCCATGTATCCGTGGGTTATGAGGACGAAGCCTCTCCCCTACGGGCGCCCGTGGTGGTCAGAGGGAGAGGACCCTACGGCAGACCTGTACACCATCTCATTGACGTTCACAGCGCGACTCAAGCCGGGACACCTGCCATGCATACAACTCAAGCGGTCACTACAGTTCAACGCTAACGAGTTTCTTGAGTCTGTGCCAGAACCGACGACGGTGACGATTACTAATATTGACCTTGAACTGTGGACGCAACAGTACGACATGACCATTTACTCAATTAGCGGGTGCTGGAACTTCAAGGCAACAGAGGGGCTGTTTAACGATTACATTGACAAATGGATGACCGTGAAAGCAAATAGCACCGGAGGAGCAAGGACCATTGCTAAACTACACCTTAACTCATTGTACGGAAAGTTTGCCAAGAACACCGACGTTACCGGCAAGCGCCCATACCTTGATGAGAACGGGACCGTTCAACTCACAATGTGCGACCACGAGGAGAGCAACCCTGTATACACAGCCATGGGCGCCTTCATCACCGCCTACGCCCGCCAGGACCTCATTAACAGCGCTCAAGCGAACTATGACAGATTCCTGTACTGCGACACCGACTCTCTGCACCTACTAGGACCGGATGAGCCCGACCTGTATCTGCATCCGACGGAACTGGGTGCGTGGAAGGTGGAGCACGACGGTCAGCCGTTCGATGACGCCGTGTTCCTTCGAGCCAAACAGTACTGCGAACGGTTCGGAGACCACGACGATGTTCACATCGCGGGTCTACCGGCAGAGATTGCGGCTCAAGTCAGGTTGGAGGATATGTTGACACCGCGAACGTGGGACGGTAAACTTGTACCCAAGAGAGTCCCCGGCGGGGTAATTCTCTCTAACACCACATTCACACTCAGATAGAGGAGAAGAAAACATGGCACGCGTTAAGGCTGGATACAAGAACCTGACTGTTACCGTCACTGAGGAGGTTGCCGCCGCTCTCGATGATGCTCACTGGACCCTGCGTCGTGAGGTTGGCGAGATTCTGACGGAGATTGTCACTAAGGGCGTGGAGGAGATCGAGGCGAGTACTGGCAAGTGACCGAGATGTCACCGGCTGAAACCGCTCGGTACTTGGTGGACTGACACTCTCTAGGACTGTCTGGTCTCTCTCCGCAGTGATATGGTGGGTACGTAAGTACCCACCATATCTTTTTGTGCACAGAAAGGAAGAGAGATGGGGTTTCTTGATGATATTGGGGGCAAGTTTAGTTCTGCTCTCAGCGGTTTGGGAGAGATTCTTGGGGCGGATCATTCGGATACGCTCGATAATCTTTCCAATATCTGGAACGAGATGAGTGATTTTGCAGGCGGTTTCGATTCCAAGATGACCGATCTTAATTCCCTGCTTGAGGAGAAGGAGAAGATGATCTCTGACCTCAAGGGCAAGAACTATGACCTGCTCATGGCATCTCCGGGTAGTGACCCTAGTGATGCTTCCGCTAATATGCCCGGTGAAGATGGTTCAGCGGATTATGAGGGTGTCACTTTCGATGACCTTATTTCCACTAGCGACTCTGACGATGATGAGGAGAAGAAGTAATGGCACGACGGTTTTACGGTAAGGTTCGCAACGCGGATAACGTGAACATTCTTAACGCTATCCGCAATGACGCTTCGCTTGACTATCACAAGCGTATCCCGGCAGCCAACAAGGGTAATGTGGCTGACGTTGCAGACGCAATTTTTAGTTTCCGTCCGCACAAGAACGAGTTCATCGAGTCCCTTATTAACCGTATCGGACTCGTGTACGCACGAAACTCAATCTGGTACAACCCTCTGAGTGAACTCAAGCGTGGAGCCCTTGAGTTCGGTGACACCATCGAGGAGATTCAGGTCGGCATCGTCAAGGCGAACCACTACAACCATGATCGCGATTATCTTGAGCGCGATATCTTTGGCCGCGCCGACCTTGACGTGGCTACGGCTTTCCACACTGTGGACCGCGAGGACTTTTACAAAATCACGATTGACGATAACACGCTCAAGCGTGCTTTCCTTGATCCATCTGGCCTTGACCAGTTGACTCAGCAGATCATGTCCTCCCCCACCACGGCGGATAACTGGGATGAGTACCTCATGATGAGTGCTCTCTTCCGGATCATGGATAACAAGTACCCGATGTTCAACGTCAATGTTCCTGACGTTGCCAAGATGGACTCCACTGAACCTCAGGCGCGTTCTCTGCTGCGTAAGATTCGGGCTACTGCGGGTAACATGCAGTTCCTCTCCACCCGTTTCAATGGGGCTAAGATGCCGGTCTCGGCTAAGCCTGAGGACCTTATCCTGTTCGCTACTCCTGAGGTTAAGTCTGGCCTTGACGTGAACGCCCTGGCGGTCCTGTTCAACGTCTCTTACGCTGACGTTCCGTCTCGTATTATCGAGATTCGTCAGGAGGATATTGCGATGAATGGTGTTCAGGCTTTCCTGACCACCAAGGATTTCTTCGTCATCGCGGATACGTCCCTTGAGACCACCTCTGAGTTTAACCCGATTTCTCGGCAGACTAATTTCTTCCTCCACCACTGGGAGATTATCTCGGCGTCTACGTTCGCACCTATTGTCAAGTTCTCTACCGCGCCTGATACTGCTCGGGACTCGATTGAGATTGCGTCCACTGTTGCTATTGATCGCATTCAGTTCGTGATTGACTCTAACGAGCAGGACGTGCGTAACGTGGATAAGACGTCTGCCCGCATGGTCAAGGGCGGTACGGCCCAGTTGGAGGCGGTTCTGACGGGTCTCAAGGCTGGTCAGGAGGATATCGAGTTCACTGAGCAGTGGTCGATTGAGGGGAACAAGGATACGGGTACTCGTATTGACAACGACGGTCTTATCTACATGTCTCCGAATGAGTCTTCTCAGTTGGTGATTGCTCGGGTCAAGGTTTCTTGGATTGATCCCGCTACTGGCAAGTATGTCACTAAGACTCAGCAACTGAGCATTGTCCCCAAGGATAATGTGGGTGGTCTTAACGGCTGACCTGTCCTACACTGAAAGGCATCGCCCGTCCCGGGCGGTGCCTTTCTTTTTGGAGGAGATATGCCGACGATTAATTCACTGCCTAATGATTCTTCATTTGGCACTCAGTTCGACTACTCTGTGTGGGGTCCTGGCACTGAGGTCACGTTGTGCAATGTTCCGTGGGATTCGATGTATCGGGACGTGTATTGGTTTGACAGTCCTGAGAGGACGATTAAGTATATTCAGGACCTTAATCGTGACAGGAATATTCCGACGGTCACCATTAACCATCTTACATATTGTGCTCAGAACATGCCTGTGAGGATTAACATTCCGTTTAGCGAAGCGAACGTGTTCAACTACCTCATTGTTCAGAACAGTTCTTTTCCCATTTCCCAGAATAACCGCGCCACCACTTTCTTTTACTTCATCCACTCTGTTGACTACATTGCCCCGGAAACCACTCAGTTAACGATCTCCCTTGACGTTTGGCAGACCTATCACAGTCACGTTAAGTTCCGTTCGGCGTACATTGAGCGGTCTCACTGCCTTGAGCAGATTCAGAAAGAGTTGACGGATAATTGGAACTTTGACAGTTTCAAGACTTTCTGTCGAAATTGGCTTAAGCAACCAGAGAGTTTCTCTCTAGGTGAGCGACAGACCATTTATCGTAGTTGGTTCGGCAATCTCGTGACCGGAAAGGTTAACGACTTCAACCGTCAGTTCGACTATGTAGCGATCATTATTTCCACTGTTAATCTTGACGCTGATTTCGGGACTACCGGCAACCCTTCAATGTACGCCGCTACAGGCGCTAACGTTACTAGCACTGTACCTCACTTGAACGCGTCGCAAAATAGTAAGTCAATTTCTCTTATTTCTGGCGCATCGTACTATATGTGCTCGCTAACCGATCTTCCTAAGATCATGAAGGAGTTGAGTAATGCTCCGTGGGTGTCGCAGGGCATTCAAGATATCTACTATGTTCCCGCCAATGTTGTTGTCGGCGAAACTATTAGTGGTAAGTTGGGTGGCTACGGCTTGAAGCGCGTAACGCACACTGCCAACTATCAGAACGTAGAAGTTGCATACGACTTTCATCCGACAAAGTTGCCTGATTTCTTTAAGGCTAACAATAACAATATTACCGGTAAAAACCTTAGGCGACTTAAGCGTTTCTTCAAGTTCTATACCTCTCCGTACATGCACATTGAATTGTCATTCAATAACGGGCAGACTCTTACGGTTTCACCTGAGTACCTTAACTGGGCCAAGAGACTTGAACTTCGTGTGGAGTACCATCTGCTTCCGCCGTCCCCACGCATTGTCGCTTACGTAGACGGGTATAACAGCGACAAGAACGACACGGCGTGGAAGACCGATACTGAGTACGTGAATGAGGCGATGGTTATTGACAACTTCCCGCATGTTCCAGTTGTTAACGACCAGAGTATGATTTGGTACGCCTCTCACGCTCACTCTATTGCTCAGAGCAGGAGTGCTGCGTCATGGGGACTCGATAAGAGCACTCGTGCGGCCGATAACTCATTTGATGCGACAATGAGAGGTATTCGCACCGGTAACGCTATTATGCAGAACAATCTTGGCGCTCAAAACCTGAGTACCGCCCTAGCGAATACCGCTCAGATGGCACACCAGCAAGTTAACAGTGCTAATCGTGCTATTTCAGGTATCGGGGGCGCTACCACGACCGCCTTAAGTAGTCCGGCGGCCGGTATCGGACAACTTGGCGGTTATGTTCAGGGGCAGATCACCTCTGATATCAGTACTGGCATTGATATTAACGCTCGAAACATGAGCAACGTTATCTCCCAGAATCTTACGCGCGCTAATCAGAGCGAGCAGAACATACTTGCCGGCAATAACGCTAGCGCTAACCGCGACCTTGCTAAATGGGCCTCTCAGGGCGATTACCAGCAGCAGATCGCATCTATCAACGCCTCTGTTAAGGATGCACAGATCACTCCACCATCTGTTTCTAGTGCTAACGGCGGTGACCCGTTCAACTGGATCATGAACGGTGCGCTGGTGTTTGCAAAGTTGAAGATGGTTTCTACAGATGTTATTCGTAGGCAGGGGCAGTTCTGGGAGCGATACGGGTATGCGTGCGATTTCTTCCTTTCTCAACTTCCAGACAGGTTGCAGGTTATGGACCGCTTCTCTTACTGGAAGTGCCAGGATGTGCGCATCACCTCCTCCTCGTGCCCTCAGATGTATGTTGATACGCTCAGGGGTATCCTTGAAAAGGGTGTGACCGTCTGGCACTCGCCCATGCGGGATAGTGAATATCTTGGTGACGTGACGTTAGATAACACTGCAATTATGTGGGACAGTAAGGAGAGCCTGTTAAAATGAGCAGACCAGATTTTGTAGGAGAATCTATTTACGCTCCGTTCATCCGGGAAATGACAGTGGAGCCCGGAAAGATGAGGAAGGAGACGCTCACTAGAATGTACGCGCGTGTCCTCTCAGAAATGTGCATGAATAGGTATCACTGGACCGGTCTTCCAGAGGAGATTGACCCGCGCTTCCTTGAGATGACTCTGTTCTCACAAGGACTGTCAGTGTTTTTCTGGGACGAAGAGTTCAGCCGCTACTTCGCATTGCGTGGAGCCGGTTTTGGTACGCCAAACATGTACAACAACCCTACAGAGTTCATTGTGTACGGGAACACCATGGTCAACAAGACAATGAAATCTGACCTCTGTGTCCCCATCTGGAACAACTATCTGAGGACGGGAGACACCGATATCGTTGGTGTCTATGCCCGCCGGCTGGCAGAGATTGATACCACCACGGAGATTGACCTCATTCACATGAGGGTTCCCGTCCTCCTGACGGCTGACACCAATGAACGCAAGTCGGTTATGGACGCGTACAAGCAACTCGCTGAGGGTAACCCCATGATCGCTGAGGTCTCCTCCGTCACGGGCATGGGAACCTTGCAGGACAAGATTGGCTCCATCTCCACGGGGATCAATAAGGACTACCTGCCCAATGTGATGGAGGCAAAGGTTAAGACCTGGAATGAGGCGCTCACCCTCCTGGGAATTATGAACGTCAACAGTTCCAAGAAAGAACGAATGGTCGTTGAGGAAGCAAGCGGTTCTTCCGGTCAGGTGCTTGCCATGCGCGCAGTTAACCTGCAAGCACGCAAGTATGCGTGCGAGTGGATCAACGCCAAGTACGGGCTTAGCGTGGATGTTACGTGGAACCTCGATGACTCAGCCGGGACCACTGACATGCAGGCGCTTAACCCTATGTCTGAGATGGACCCCTTTGCTCAGCAGGAATCGTCTAACAGCACCGACCTAGGAGGCCCTAATGAGTAATTACACAACAGAGTTAAGGAAGATTGACGAACGACTCATAGACGACGCTCTTTCACATTACGAAATTTTCTCAGAGGAGTATCGCTCAACTCTGAATTCTAAGATCAAAAATCATTTCTGGTTTAATGAGATCGGACATGAGACCGTTGACATCTTCCTTTTTCAGTTAAAGGTTAAGATGAATGAGATCATGCCCTATTACAACCAGATGTATGAGTCTGAGTTGATTAAGCGTGACCCGTTCCTGACCGTTAAGATGACGTCCAAGAACTCAAACACCGGTTCTACCACCACCAGTACTGAGAGCAGCGAAAGGGGTACGTCCACCTCAAGTACCGACGCCAAGTCCCGTGCAGTCCAGTCCGAGACACCTCAGGTCATGCTCTCCGGTAATGGGGACTATGCGACGGGAGCGGCCGACTCCACCTCTCTGACCGGCGTCAAGTCGTCCAGTGAGGGTGGAGGCAGGCAGTCCTCCACGTCGTCTAGTGACGGTTCCGGCACGGGGACTCAGGAGGGGTTCTCAGGCTCGATGGCCTCTCTCATTCAGGCCCACCGTGATGCGATTATTAACGTTGATATGATGGTGATCGGCCAACTTGAACCGCTTTTCATGGCGGTTTGGACGCCCCCTACTGACATGATTGGAGCAGATTGGTATGGATACTAATGACCCGCGCGTGAGCGCTATTGACGCTGCGCTGTACCGCCTGAACCCGCCTACTACCCCCTATTCGACGCCGTTCACCTACAATAACGGTCTGACAGTTCTTGAGATTCTTGAGCGTATTCGTAGGGCCGTCGTGGACACCATCACCTATGCCGAAGGTTTCGGTAAGGAAGTTGAGGGGATGGTCAAGCGGATTAATGAGGTTGCAGAGAAATGGGCTACGGACTCAAAGAAGAAGTTGGACGACTTTGAGTCGTTCCTCAACGACTCTCGTACGAGTACCGAAGCGAAGATCAACGCAATGAACACTCTTATTGAGGAGTTCAAGGCCAAGTTGATCGAACACGCTTTCGAGCAAAACGGTGACTACGTTTCCGCGCCGCTAATGAATGGTGGTCGTCTTGATCTCGTAACGAAAGCCGCACACGAGAAGTTCAAGACTGACACCACGAACACAATTAACACCGGCCTGTCTAAGGTGTACACCAAGGAAGCCAGTGACGGCCGGTATAACCCCGTTCACAATAAGTTGTATCCGCATTCGTTAATCATTGGCTCATCTAACGCCGAACCGCGCGGATGGCCCAACGGTGTCTGGGAGAAGTGGCTTAGGGGAAAGGGGGAGATTCCTCATAACTACGGGTATTCCGGTGGTGGTTTCACCAGCACCAGTGACAATAACTTCAACAGTCAGTTGGATAGGGCTATCTCAGAACTGGATGGGGAGATCGCTAAACAGGTTGGTCAGATTTATATCATTGACATGCTCAATGATATTCGCGGGCAGAATGACATCCGTAATTCTGCGTCAAGTTTTATCACTCGAGCCGTGAAGAAGTTCCCTAACGCTAAGATCTACTCCATCCCCGTTCTATATAATGAGCACTCGCTTAACAACAACTGGGACATGGCTATGAACTGTGCGAAAGCCACGAACACGCTCAAGGAACTACTTGTCCCGTACGGCGGTCTCGTGTGTGAGGGGTCTAGGTCATGGTTCCACAACGGGAAGAATGAGACCTATTTCCCTGAGGGTGCTGGGGTGCATTTCTCCACTGCCGGATACGAGTACGCGCAGAGGAGGTTTGACCAGTGGCTTAACGGCGACTCTGGTTGGGACGACTACGGTTGGCACAACCTTAAGGATGGTACCAACTACGCCAAAGTCAAGAATGACAACAATCTGCAAGCGTATGTGTGCCGTAAGCGTGACACGGTGGAGATTCACGGAACGTTTGGGACGATTCAGATGTCTGGACTAGACAGGTTGTTCACTCTTCCCCAATGGGCGAGGCCGTTCAGGAACATGTACGTGACGTCATGGAATCTGACAACTGCTTTCCCTCTTATTGCGGACACGTACAGTCAGTTGCTCGTGAGTTCCAACCTTGCCGATAACTCGGTGCTCTCGTTTAACGCGACCTACCCCATCTTCTAGGAGTTGCGCCCCCCCCCCCCCTTTTTTTCGGGGGGGGGGTTTTTTCAAGGCGGCAACGACATG